GTGCGGTATTCGCTGCCGATGAAGTCGAGGGCCAAGGCTGCTTCGACACTGTTGACGGCAAAGCGGGTGAGGGCGCTGGTGCTGGTGAACATGCCACGCAGCATGTTGCGCCGGGTGGGCTGGAGCATATCGCGGAGCATGTTCATGTGTCTTATCCGAGGAAGTTGCCGATGTAGCCCTTGGCGATGCCGCCCGTGACGACCACGCGCATTTCGGGGGCCAAAGAGACCTCCTTAATCGCGTCGGCTGTGAAGGCTTCAAGGTCGATAAAAGGGGCCGAGCTGTCGGCGCGGGCCTGCAACGTGAGCGTTGCCCCTGCCTCTACGTCAGCTTGGAACACGCCAACTGGCGTGCGGTCGTTGACCTTCGGGCGGATGGTGTCGCTGGTGTACGTGTTGTAGGTGCCAGCGGTGTGCGGGAAAATTGCCATGGGTGTGTCTACCTTTTGCTTTTTGTGCCGCTGCACTTCCAGCGCTTGCGGCTGAGACGGAGTGGCGAGTTGGGGTCTTTGGCGGCAGCGGGGTGCTTCTTGGCTTGCCCTGCGCTTCTGGCGCAGTAGCTGTCACCTTTCGATGTGCCCGGCTTGACGCGGGAGCCGCCGCCTTTGGCTTTCCCCGCTTGGCCGTAGCTCACGCGCTTGCCGCTGGCCGTGACCTTGACTTTGGCTTTGCCTTTTGCGGGTTTGGCCATGCTACTTCTTCTTTGGGCTTGCTTGCTTGCGAGGCTTCGGGGCTTTCGCGCCTTTGGCCATCACAGGCTTGAACTTGTCAGCGCCGCTGGGCTTCTTACCTTTGTGCATCTACTTCTTCCTTTTGCTGGTGGACCAACTGATCCGTTTACTGCTGGTTTTCTTGGCTGCGTTGCTCTTCTTTTCGGAGCTGGACATCTTTGCAGCGACAGCCTTCGGGCGACATGCAGGGTAGCTTTTTCGCTTCTCGCCCTTCTTGCGTCCGCAAGGCTTGCCGGTCTTTACATCGCGCCAATCTTCCTTGAACCATTTCTTCAATCCGCCCGTGTAGGCCATTACTTCTTGCCCTTCTTGGCAGTCGTCTTGGTCTTCCAAGTGCCGCCCATTTCCTTGTACTTTTTGGCGGCGTAACCGTTCGCGTAGGCGGACGGATAGACCTTGTACTTGGCTTTGGCAGCGGCCTTGGCTTGCGACCACTTGCTGGGGCTGTTGGGGACCGCTTTGCTGGGCATTACTTCTTGCCCTTAGCGTAGCTGACCTTCTTGCCAGTCTTCTTGGCGGCCTTCTTCGCGGCGGCCATTCCGGTCTTGGTGTAGGCGTACTTTTTCCCGTTGACTGTCGGCATCGTTCTGTCCCTTCGGGCTAGAGGTTGAGTTTGCGTGCGAGGCGGGTGAGCTGCGCACGGCTTAGGTGGCGAGGGTCGACGTCGAGGGCTTGCGAGACTTCCTGCTTGAGCGCAGCAACGTCAGCGCCTTGGGCGCTGAGCTTGGCTGTCGTCTCGGTCTGAAAGGCAGCGTGGCTGGCCTGAAGCTGGTCGATCTGGCGTTGATGCTCGGCCATCAGGTGGCTAATGGCTTCGCGGACAGGAACGTCCAACGTCTTCATAAACGCCTCGAAGGGGGTGCTGGGAGAACTCATCGACGGGCCTCACTGATTGGAACTAAGTTGCCGCGCTCGACTTGGCGCTGGACGTCTTCGTTGGGCATGGTCTTGCCCGTGGCACCACGGTCGGCTTGGGCCATGGCCATCTGCTGGCTCGGGGACATGCCCTGCTGACGGGCTTCTTCGCTGATACGGAAGCGGTCGAGGTTGCTGATGCCCATCGAGCGGATGGCCTCCTCGGCGATCTGACCAACGTCGTACTCCATGTTCAGACCTGTCTGGTTCATCACACCAATCATCGACATCCACGTCTCCGCGTTGCGCGTAGGTTCGAGCGGCAGCGTGCCGTCGATGACGAGATAGTCGATGTCGCCAGAAATCATCTGGCTGTCGAAGTCCAAGTAGCCGTCTTGGGTCATGCTCGCGAGCTGCTGCGGCGTGGAAGCCGGGTCCATACGGATCGCGCCCTTGGCATCAAGACTGTCTTGTATGTTGGCCACCATCATGCGGACCATCGGACGGATCGTCGTCGCGCTGGACAAGCGCGCTAGGACGCCGAGCCTTTGGCTCCCAAGCTGGGTGAGCCTCTGGATTTCTGTCGCGGTACGAACGTCGGGCGTGGGCACGCCTTGTTGAGCATCGGAGGCGGCGCTGACGCGCTGCTTTAGATCGCTGAGGTTGCTGATGTCGCCCATGTGGCTTCTTGTTACGTCTGGCACCTGCGCGATGAATATTCCGTCTCCCGGATTGTTTCCGGGCAACGTGCGGACGATGCCCCATGGATTGCGGTCGATAAGGTCGGGGATCATCACCTTCGTTGGGTCAGCGAAGATCAGGTTGTTCAGCGCGGCGGAGACGTTGTCGATCCGGCTGCGCAGCAGGTAGGTGCTGATGGAATGCATCGGCATGAGAAGGTCGTAAAGCGACTGTGAATAATTTTTATGCACGTCGTGGTAGAGACCACCGATGACCCATGGGTACTGCTGGCCGTAGGGGTTCAGCTGGAACCGTATGACCACGCCCTCGTCGAGAACGGTCGCGACGAGGTAGACTTGACCCAGCTGCGGAATGCCAATCTCCCAGCCCTGTAGGCGCATCCAGCACTCGTCAACAACGCGTGCGGGGCCAAGCTAGAAGTCGTTGGTGTGGCCTCCGTGGTTGGTTTGAGTGTTCGGATTGACGCTCAAGCCTTTCGTGAAGTCTTTTTGACTGTGGTGGTGCAAATTTCCCTGGCGTGGAACGCTGTCCCGCGCTTGAAGGGCAGGGTATTTGGCCAGCTTTGGGTAGAGGCCAGTGGACATCAGCGCGTTGGTGGAGACGTAGTCGGTCGCCACAATGAACTGCATGTTCTCCCAGTCGCCCCAGTTGACGCGAGGGTCTGGGAACACACGGCGAGGATCGAAGTTGACGATCTTGTTGCTGTTGCTGCGCGGGTCAAAGACAACCTTCGTCGGCGCAAAGCCATAGCGGATGCCGTCCAAATAAATCTGGGCGATGTTGGCCTCGCCAGCGCCACGTCGCATGTGCTGGTGGATCACCCGTTCGAGGATCAGCGAAGCGTTGCGACTGTCGCGGTTCATACCCTCAAGCTGGAACATCGGGTTCCGGCCCGTCGTGGCAGCCATCAGGTAGGTGAGGACCGTGTCAGCGATGGCGCGTGTGTCTGGGATGACGGCCTTCTCGCGGAACTCTGTGGTGTCTGGCGGGACATACACGTCGTGGGCGCGGTCGGCTTCAAGCCAACTGTCGTAGCGCTTGGAGATCTGGTGGTACGACATCTCGGCACAGGCCTTAACGTACTCAGCGATCTTGCGCTCTTGCTCATCGGTCAGGAGGTCGCTGATGTCTTGCTGGTTGAGCAAGGCATTCGCGTGTTCGCTCAGATCCGCGACTAAGCGGCTCTCAGTGAGTTGGACACCCGCACTGGAGCGGTAATTGGGGAGTGCTACTACCATGGGACTGGTTATCTTCGTTTGCGGGGACGTTGTCGTCCCGGTTGCTAAGCGGACAACCCGATGGAAAAGACGTGCGCGCGAGGGCCAAGAGGGATTACCGTGAAGCCTTCATCGTCGGGGAAGGCTACGACCATCAAGTGCGCGTCATCAAATGCGTCCGTAGGAGAGCCGTTCTCTGCAATTAAGGCAGTGAGGACGCCGTGTACGGGGCCATCGGGGAGGGTGAAGCTGCACTCTTCGCCGATCTGCGGAGTGCGGCCACTGATGAGGTCGGCGAATATCTTAGCTTCGGTCTCTGCGTTCGAAACGTCGATGCTTGGGAATTTGATAACGTCGGCCATGGGCTTGCTCCTTAGCGGGGCGGGAGACGGGATTGTCCCCAGCCAGTCCACTCAGGAGTATCGGCGATGCTGTGAAGGTTGGCGTCCTTCTTTGCGATTTTTTTGGTCAGGCTTTCACCAGCAGTCTTGGCCATCTCCTCCAAGCTGGGCTGGTCGTACTCAATGTCCTCAAAGGGGCTGACGAACTGACGGCTCAACTGGTCGATTGCGATGACCATGGCATCCACTTGGTCGTCGTGCTTGCCGTCGGGGAACTGGGTGCATTCCTCAACAAAGTCGTCCAGCCATGGCGCTTGGGCTGGGAGGAAGACACGGCCACCCTCAATGAATGGCGCGATGCTGCTGGCACGGGTCACCTTGTCTGCCCGACCGTTCTTGTAGGGCAGGACGTTGAGCGGCGTCTCACGGCGCAGCTCTTGCAGGAGCGTGGCCCCCGATGCGGCAGCACCAGCCTCGATGTAGATGCCCCGCAGACCACGGCCACGCCAGACGGAGTTGAGACTGATCAGACGGCGCTTGAAATCAGGCATCTCAGCACGCATCCGTATGACGTCGAGCAGATACATGTCGCCCGTGTGCGTGAGGCCAGTGATCACAGCCACCGAATAGTCGGAGCGGTTGGTCTTGGTGTAGGCCGTATCAACGCCAATGATGATGCTGGACCACTCCTTGGGGATGCTGTTCTCGTCGTAGGTTTGCCACCAGTCGGTGCGGAACAAGTTGCCGCCCTTCACGAAAGGCATCTGCTGGTACAGCGCCGCAAAGTCGCGAGGGTTCTGACGCTCGAAACGCTTGAGCGTCTTCACGTCAAAACGCTCGGGCCAAAGGGCAACTTCTTGCTCGATGGGGAAGGTGGTGTCGTCGGGGTCGCACTTCTTCTGCGGAATGCGCTCTGGATGGTCGACGGGTAGAAGCCAGCGCTTCTTGGCCGTGGTCTCCGTGCGGATGGCTGGCAGGTTGACGTGGTGCCAAAGACCGTCCTGCCAGTCGTAGGACTGCATGATGCGGCCAGCAAGGTCGTCCGGGTGCCAACGGGTTAGGACTACGCACTGGCGAGGTGGGGTGCCGTCCTCCTCGGGCTGCAAACGGGTGCTGAGACCAGAGATGTAGAAGTCCCACGTCTGGTTGCGCTGGGTCATGCTCTCGGCTTCGGCACGGGACTTGATCGGGTCATCGACAATCAGGAGGTTGGCTGGGCGACCGGTGGTGGTGGAGCCAAGGCCGACACCAAAGTATTCGCCGCCCGATTGGGTGGCCCATTGACTGGCGGAACGGGTGTGCTTGCTGATCTTGCTGCGCGGAAAAGCAGCTTGAGCCTGTGGGTGGTTGAACAAGTCGCGCACGTTCCGGCCAAAGCCCTTGGCCAACTCGCTGTTGTAGCTACTGGACATCACGTAGCGGTCGGGCTTGGTCAACATGAACCACGCCGGGAACAGCTGTGTGCAGTACGTACTTTTACTGTGGCGGGGCGGCATGGTGATCAGCAGGTTCTTGGTGGGCCACTGGTCCTTGCCGAACTTGTCGAGCGTGTCGATCAGGTCCAGATGGAACTGTGGGATGTCCCAGTCGGGCTGGATCAGACGGACGAAACCCTCAAAGTTCTTCTGAGCGTTCTTGAGCTTCTGTAGCCGGTTGAGCGCGGCAAGCTGCTTGGGCGTTAGCTTCATTGGAAGTTGTGCTTGTTGCGGAAATCGGCGTAGCGCAGCTTCTGCTTGGCCTCCGGGTCGGTGACCGTGTCAGCCATGATCTTCGTGAGGTGCTCGCGGATGGCCTTGCCCCGGTTGTGCGGGGGGATGGAGGTCAGGTCGAGCTGCTTCATGGCCTTGCCGAGTTCAATGGGGGTCAGCGAGCTGGGGATGTACTTCTTCTTCTTAATCAAAGTCGTCGTCCTCTTTGCCGTGGTCGATGATGGGCATGCGGGTCTGCTCGGCGAGCTGCTCGAGCTGGTCGGCGGACATGGTGTCGACGTCGATCTCGAGAAGAGCTGCGCTGTTGTTCATTGTGGCCGAGCTGGCGTTGGGAACCACCTTGTCGAGCAGCATGCGGAGCAGCGTGACTTGAGCGGTCGTTAGGGGCTGGGTGTCCCCGTTGTTGGGATCGAGACTGGCGGCGGCCAGCTTGACGAGCTTGGGTAGTTCCGTCGCGATGGTGTGCTCGATGTGGTAGCGCGTCTCGGTGACAAGACGGGCCTTCTCCGCCATGTCTAAAAGTTCTTTTGTCACGGCTGCAAAACCCCTCTTTTCGATTTGTAATAGCCATTCCAGCGGCAGATCCGTGTTTTCAGCCAGCTGATGGACCATTTGTAGCCGGTCAGCCTTGTACTGACGTACTCGTTGTCGCCATGCGGCGACCTCAAGGGCGCGTTTGGTGGCCAAATCCTTGAGCCAGACCCGTTTGCGGTGCCGCTCGGCGTAATTGGCGAAGTATCGCTGGCAGGACGTGCAGCAAAAGCGGCTGGAAGCCTGCTGGACGTCGATCTCCGTGTAGAAAACACGCCTGCACCAGAAACATTCGCGCTTGTGGCTGTGGCTACGGCCCTCTGGGAGCAGTTTGTG